ACGTATATGGGCGAGTGAAAGCGCGGCGCTCTTGACAGTTGTGACGGGTTGTGTAGTTAATAAACGGAGCCACCTTGAAATGCTTTCGACTGCTGCGACTCATTCTCGGCATCAGCCAGGAGACGGCCGCCAAGGAGCTTGGCATCACGACGATGGCGCTCAACAACTACGAAGCCGGCCGGCGGTTCCCGTCGCGCTACCTGTGCAAGAAGATGGACGACGGCCTGATCGAGTTGATTGACCGGCGGGCTCTCGCGGCACTCGCTGAGATGCGCGGCAAAGTGATATGAGCCGTGGCGGTAGTGGTCACGCGAGCGCAGCGGTCAAGACGGAAGGGCGCGCCGGACTGCCTGCGCGACTCCAAGGCTGGGGCCATCGCGGACGAGGTGAGCGAGGCTGCAGCCGCAGCTCCGCCACCTTTGCCCACGGACGATGAGCCGCCAGCTCTGCCGACGACTCCCGAGCAGGAGCGCGCGAAGCTGAAGCGCGAGGAAATCGAGAAAGACCCGGGCGTGATGGGGCGCCCGTCCGTGCGGCTGTTCCGCATGGTGATGGCGACCGAATCCCTCAAGGACATCTTCGGCAACCCGCTGAAGGACAAGAACGGGCAAGTCTCGACGATGCCGATGGAGGACCAAGTTACGTACGCGGCCGTTGCGGCGGCCATCAACCCGCAGCACCCGAAGCAGTTCGAGTTCGCGCAGATGATCTTCGCGTACCTGCGCGACAAGCCCCGCGAGTCCATCGCGCTCACGGGTGAGAACGGCGGCCCGATCCGCTCCATCGTCGAGACCGAGAACCTGTCACCCGAGCAGATGGCGGCACGGTTCGTGCGCGCGGCCCGCATCGCCCAGGAGGTGCTGGCGGCCGAGGCGGCTCCCCCGAAGGCCATCGACGCCATCGAGGTCGGGGCGCAGCCCGCAGCGCCGGCCGCTCCGCTGGCGCCCGGGCAGGTGCCGCTCGAGGCGATTCCCGCACCCGTGCTGGCAAGCGTGCCGATGCCAGCGGTGCAACACCCGGCGCTCGTTCAGACTGGCGCGATCCCGCGCAAGTAAGCCTTAGCGCAGTCGGCTAACGCACCTCTCACTTCCTAGCTTTCTGCCCCTGTAGACCGGGGCCGTCACGTGACGGCGGCATTGTACCCCATGCCGCCCGCGGTGTACACTGCCACCAGTGCCCCAGCTAGCCTCCGCCGAACTCCGCGACCTCGAAACGGGCTACCGCAGTTCAGACGACACCCTGATGCGGCTGGCCCGGCGGTCCATGAAGGCGTTTTTCAGCTACGTGATGCGGGACGAGCAGACCGGCGCCCCCGTCGAGTTCGCGCCGATCCATGAAACCTGGCACCGACTCGCCGACCAGTATGACCGTCTCATGCTGTGGGCCGCCATGGAAAGTGGCAAGACACAAAGCCTGAGCGTGGCTCGTACGCTCTGGGAGCTGGGCCGCGACCCGACGTTGCGTTTCGCCATCATCAGCAACACGAGCGGCATGGCGGTCAAGATCGCGAACCAGATCGGGAAGTACATCACGCAGTCGGAGGAACTGCACCGGGTGTTCCCGCACCTGGAGCCGGACCCCACGATGCCGTGGAACTCCGAGCAGCTCACGGTCAAGCGGCCCACGCTGTCGAAAGACCCCTCGGTCAACACGCTCGGCATCGGCAGCAACACGCAGGGCGCCCGCATCGACCGCGCCGTCCTGGACGACGTGCTGAATCGCGAGAACACTCGGACCCAGTACATGCGGGACGAGTCGCAGGACTGGTATCTGAAGACCATCCCGGGCCGTATGACGGAGCGCGGGCGCATCCTCGGCGTCGGCAACGCCTGGAACCCGGACGACCTCTACCACCGGCTCGTCAAGAACCCGCGCTGGAAGGGCTACAAGTTCCCGATCTTGAAGGCCGACGGCACGAGCGCCTGGCCGACTGTCTGGCCGCTCGACCGCATCGAACGCCGCCGGCAAGAACTCGGGCCGATGGAATCCATGAGCCAGTTGATGTGCCAGCCCATCGACGACGCCATGTCGCGGTTCAAGCGCGAGTGGATCGAGACGTGCTTGCGGCGCGGCGAAGGCAAGGACGTCGTCTACGCGCTTCGCGGAATCCCGTTCGGCTGCAAGCTCTACTGCGGGGTCGACCTGGCGGTGGGCAGGAAAGAACACCACGACCGAACGGCGTTCTTCGTGCTGCTCATCCACCCCAACGGAGACCGGCAGGTGCTGTGGGTCGAGAGTGGCCGCATGCTCGCGACCGACATCATGGAGAAGGTCAAGGACCTGTCGCTGCGATTCGGCGGCATCTTCGTGATCGAGAACGTGGCGGCCCAGGACTACTTGGTGCAAATCCTCCAGGGCAGCACCGCGATCCCGATCGTCCCGTTCGCGACCGGCAAGAACAAGGCGGACCCCACGTTCGGTCTCGAAGCGATGGCGGCTGAGTTCGCGGCCGGCAAGTGGATAATCCCGAACCGCGGCGGCGTCTGCCACCCGGAAGTCCAGGAGTGGGTCAACGAAATGCTCGGTTACAACCCAGCGGCGCACTCGGGCGATAGATTGATGGCTGCGTGGTTCGCCAAGGAAGGCGAGCGTCTCAGCGTCCCGGTTGCGAAGCCATACTGCGGAACCGTTCGCCTCAAACTCAACCCCTTGTGATAGGATGCGCCCATGGCGTCAGGCATAACTCGCGATATTGGAGCCGCCGGGCAAGTCGCCGGCGCGGTAGCGGACCAGCAACTCGTCAACGAACGCATGAAGCGGTTGGGCTTGTCGCCGACGCAGGTGGAGTTGAACCGCCTCTACGCCTACTACCGAACCGCCCAGCACGACGCCTGCGCGGTCGGCTGGGACGGCGATCCCCACGTGGACGCGGTCTCACGCGAGGGCATCTGCAGTTCGCCCCTCCTACCGGCCGGCTACGAGGACGTCGGCAAGAATCTCAGCAATCTGCCGCTGAAGTACCGCCGGCCAGCCGTGCCGTGCCATCTGTGCCACGTGATCGTGAGCCGATTCACCGAACTGCTGTTTACGGAGTCGCAGTCGCCGGCGTGGAAGATGGCGGGCGATCCCGACAGCGAGTCGTGGGTCCAGGCCGTTACGAAGGCCGGCGCCCTGTGGTCGACCATGACCCAGACGCGCGATCTGGGCGGCGCCATGGGGACCGGCATCCCGGGGTTCAAGATCATCGACAGCGTCGCGATGTTCGAGACCTTCGATCGGCGCTGGTGCTTCCCGACCTTCGATCCCGCGAAGCCTGGCCAGCTCTCGAAGCTGGAGATCCGCTACATGTACCCCAAGGAGGAGCGGAACCCCGAAACGGGCCAGTGGGAGGAGAAGAAGTATTGGTATCGGCGGACCATCGACACCGAGGCGGATGTCCTGTGGAAACCGCAGGACGTCGGCGACGGTTCGACGGAGCCCAAATGGGACGACCCCACGACGGTCCAGCAGATGGTGAAGCACAACTATGGCTTCGTGCCCATCGAGTGGATCCCGAATCTTCCGGTGAGCGACGACATCGACGGCGACCCGGACTGTCTGGGCTGTTACGACTACTTCGACCGCATCGGCGAACTGGACTCACAGTGCTACACGGGTGCGGCCCGCAACGCCGACCCGACACCCGTGCTGAGCAGTGACGGCATGTTCGAGCAGGTGAAACTCGGCAGCGCCACGGCGGTCAAGACCGAGAAGGGCGGTAGCCTCGGGTACGCCGAGAGCACCGGCAGCAGCATCACGATCGCCTCCACGGAATCCGACCGCTTCCAGAAGAAGGCGCTGCAGCTCGCCCGCTGCGTCCTGCCTGACGAGGAGGGCGCGGAGATTCGCGGCGCCGTGACGGCCACGGAAATCAACAAGCGCACCGCCAGCATGCACGCCAAGGCGTCGCTGCTGCGCCAGCAGTACGGCCGCGGTGCCACGCTGCTGATGCAGAAGTTGCTGGAGGTGGCGCGCAAGATGGGCAAAGGTCAGCAGGCCGCCGAGCCCATCAAGACCACGACCGGCCAGGAGATTCCGGCCGGCACGCTGGTGCGCTCCGAGATCAAGTTGCCGCCGAAGGTCGACAAGGAAGGCCATGCGCAACCCGAGCGGCTAGGCGACGTCCAGGGCGTGACGCTCGAACTGGTGTGGCCGCCATTCTCGCAGCCGACCGCCAGCGACACCCTCACGAAGACGCAGGCGACCGTCCAGGCCCGCGTCGGGCGGCTCATCTCGATCGACACGGCCGTGCGGCACCTGGCGCCTGACTTCAATATCGACGACACCAGCGCCGAGGTCGAAGCGCTCAAGAAGGAGCCGGCGCCCGGGGGAGACTTGGCGGCGCAATCGCTGAAGGAATTGCAAGAGGGTCGGTGAGGTGAAAATCGCCGTAGACTTTGACGGCACGGTCGTCAAGCAGGACCGGCCCTACGCCGACGTCGTGACCCCGCTGGAGTTCGTCGACGGCGCCAAGGATGGCCTCCTGGCGCTCAAACGCGCG